TTTACAATCAAGTATTAGATAAATTTAAAAGTAAAAATGAAAACAAAATGGATAATTTTGATTTAAAAAAATATTTAGCTGAAGGTAAGCTACATGAAGCAATTAATCTTGATATTGAAGATGATATAGCAATACTAAGTGGAGATTCAGGTGAATATGAAGGTGAAATTGAAGATGGAAAGACATCTTTTTCTATTATATATGATGATTTAGATTATAGAATATCAGATCGATATGATGAAAATAATATTGAAGATTTTTTAGGTAAAGGTCATGAATTTATAGAATTAGCTAAAAAATATGACCATAAGTGGGGTATTGAACGTGATTTGGTTGGTATAACAATAAAATTAAATGGGTAATTTTAATATACATTCTTTTTACAAAAAACAATATTTAGCTGAGGCGTTAGCTAATGATGTAGATAAAATTTCAATATCATACACAGACCCAGGATTTCGTTTTTATGGTATGTATCTTTATAAAGATGGTAAACAAATAAAAAAATTAAGTTTTAACAAAGATATAGAAGAATATTTTAAAGATTTAGGTATTGATATTGAAATGCCAAGAAGATATGATGAAGATGTATTAGATAAAATTGTAGATGAATTAAAAGAAAAAGGAATAGAAGCATCTTATGCTGCTAATTTTGACCCAAGTTAAAATAAATTATTAATTAAAAAACTTAAAATTATGTGTAATTGTCAAGAATGTAAATGTGGAACAAGTTGTGGATGTAATTGCTGCAACTGTTAATAACTTATAGCTCGATTCATAGCCGAGTGTTTGTAAAAAAAGTAAAAGAGATCTGTGGCCTCCAATTTGGAGGTCACATTTTTTTTACGTATATTAATGTGTAAAATTAAATAATAAATGAATAAAGATATAATAATGGTTGGAGCTGGAGTAGCAAATGTAAACGCTGCTACTAAGCTGATAGATGAAGGTTATAAAGGAAAAATTACTATAATTGATATGGGTAAAGATCCATATTTAAGACCATATGAAGAAGTAATGACTGGATTTTTAGGAGCTGGGGGTTGGTCTGATGGTAAATTGACCTATCATACTTCAATTGGGGGACATTTAAGTAAATATGTAGGTGAAGAAAAAGCAATGGAGTTATTTGACCAAGTAATTAATAATTTTAAACGTTTCCACCCTAAACCAGAAGAAGTACAATGTTCTAACCCAGTAGCAGAACCAGATTTTATTAAACCCCATTTTGGGTTACGTTTATTTCCTGTATGGCATGTTGGTACAGACTATCTACATGAAATAGGTAAAAATTGGTATGATTTTTTAGTAGAAGGTGGTGTTAAATTTATTTGGGAAAGTAAGGTAACAGGTATTGATTTTGATGCTAATTCTTTATTATATAGAAGTAAAGATAAACTTCTCCATATGGATTATGATACACTTATATTTGGTGTAGGCAAGTCAGGTATTGATTTTGGTAAACATCTAGCAGAACAATATAACTTACCAACTGAATCAAAACCAGTACAAATTGGTGTTCGATTTGAGGCTCCACAGAAACATTTTCAAAAATTAATTGACATAAGTTATGATTTTAAATTATATCGTAAATTTGAGGATAAAGGAGTATCGTTGCGTTCATTTTGTACTAATAATAACGCTGCCTATGTAGCAGTTGAACAAACTTATGGGGATGTTAGTTATAATGGACATGCTAAAAAAGGAGAAGAATATAGAAATAACATGACTAATTTTGGGATTTTAATGGAAATCCAAGGTATTAAAAAACCATTTGATTGGTCAAGAGAATTAGTTAAAAAAGTAAATGAATCTTGGATGGATTGTTCTAAAGGAATAGGCAGATATGCTCGTAAAGCTCATTCAGGGTTATATTATTCCCCAACACGTGAAAAAGGTATGACTAGTGAAGGTATTTTAGTTGATGCTATGCATATTAATTCTTTAGATAGAATTAAAGATGCATTTCAAGGTTATTATAGTTATATAGAAGATTTCATTGAAGATATGAAAAAAGTATTTCCAACTCTTAAAGATGATTGGGGGATTTATGTACCTGAAGTTAAGTATTTATCACCTGAACCCTTAGTAAATTATAATGATTTAAGTTTAACAACATATCCTAATGTACACTTTGTAGGTGATGCTTTAAGTGCAAGAGGTATTACAGTATCAGGAGCACAAGGAACATTAGTAGCAGAGCAATTATTATCAATGAGTGATGCTATTGATGAGTTTTTAGAACATGCAGATAAACAAGGACCATGGTCTGAAGATGATAAAATTCATACTATAGGTGGATTAACTAATGATAAAGAAGGATCATTTATGAAATTTCAAAATAAAATGAATAAAAAAGAAAGAAAAGAATATTTAGAAAGAGAAATATATAATGAAAGAAATGATGGTTATGTTAAAAAAGGAATGGAATCTGAACTAAAAAAATTATAATATGAAAAAAGTAAATATGAATGAACATATTAAAAATAGAAAATTCCGAAAGAAAGAAGAGGATGGATCTATTACTACTATGTTATGTTTAGAATGCAATGGAATGAATAAATTACACAGTATAGAAGAACCAGCTTTAATTAATGAACAACAAAGAAGAAAAGAATACTATTTAAATGGTATTAAATATGACTATGAAACCTGGAATGAAATTAAAAAAGGAAGGGAAGGTTTACCATGGTATAAAAAGCCTGCTCCTAAAGGTATGACTCATAGAAATTAATTTGTATATTATAATAAAAATAAAGTTATGAAAATAGGATTTTGTGGTACAATGTCAGTAGGTAAAACTACATTAGTAAATGAATTAGCTAAATTACCTGAATTTAAAGATTATACTTTTAGAACAGAACGTTCAAAATATCTTATGGAAATGGGTATCCCATTAAATACAGATTCAACATTAAAGGGTCAATTAGTATTTGCATCTGAACGAGCAAGTGAATTAATGCAAAAAAATATTATAACAGATAGAACAGTAATTGATGTGATGGCATTTAATTCATTATCTAAATCAATGACAGCTACTGAATCATATTTTCTAAATCATACCTTAGAATGTTTAGTTAATGATTATGATTATTTATTTTATATTTCTCCTATAGGTGTTAAAATGGAAGATAATGGAGTTAGAGAAACTAATATAAAATATAGGGATAATATTAATAAAAAAATATTAGAAATTTTAGATTCAAAAGTTATTAAATATATAACAATTCAAGGTAATAATACAGAACGCATAAGATTAGTTAAATCAGTAATTTTTTCATAATATTTATAATAAAATATTTTTATATGAAAAAGTCAGAATTAAAATCACAAATTAAAGAAAAAATTATAACTCTATTAGAAGCTACTCCTGAAGATATCCAATTACAAAAGGATTTAAATGATGAGTTAGAAAAAACTAAAAAATTAGCAGGTGAATTAATGTCTGAAGAAGATGAAGAACCAACAGCTAAACAATTAAAAGGAGATTCAGTAGCTACTATTGCTAACAAATTACAACAAACAACAAAAGAAATGAAGTCAACTGTTAATAAATGGAAAACAGCAGAGGGTGAAGAAAAACAAAAATTAAGAGATAAATTATTAAAACTAACTAATATTAAAAAAGAGTTAGAATCAATGTTATAAAATTATAGTTATGAGTATATTAACAAAAATATTTTCAGGTGGTGCAGCAGACCTAGTAAAAGGTGTAGGTGGGGTTATTGATAATTTACACACATCAAAAGAAGAAAAATTAAATGCTGAAAGAAAAATTAAAGCTTTAATAGTAGAACATGAAGCTAAAATGGAAGCTAACATCACAGATAGATGGAAAGCAGATATGAATAGTGATTCATGGTTAAGTAAAAATGTAAGACCATTAATATTAATTTTTTTAGTAGTTTCTACTGTTCTTATGATATTCATTGATGCTGGAACTATTAATTTTACTGTCGAACAAAAATGGACAGATTTATTACAGTTAGTATTAATAACAGTAATTGGTGCATATTTTGGGGGGAGATCAATAGAAAAAGTAAAAAAGAAACAATAGTAAATTATCCTTTACTATAATAGATGTCAGATATAAAAAAAATAATAAGACAAGAATATATAAAATGTGCAAAAGATCCTGTTCATTTTATGAAAAAGTATTGTTATATTCAACACCCACAAAGAGGTAGAATATCATTTAGTTTATATCCTTTTCAAGAAAAAGTATTAGGTTTATTTAAAGAAAACCCATATTCAGTAATACTTAAATCTAGGCAATTAGGTATTTCTACATTAACTGCAGGTTATTCTTTATGGATGATGTTATTCCATAAAGATAAAAATATACTTTGTATTGCAACTAAACAGGACACAGCTAAAAATATGGTTACTAAGGTAAAGTTTATGTATGAAAATTTACCCTCATGGCTTAAGATAGATGCAGATGAAAATAATAAATTAACATTAAGGTTAAATAATGGTTCTCAAATAAAGGCAACATCTGCAAGTAGTGATGCTGGTAGATCAGAAGCAGTATCTCTTTTATTAATTGATGAGGCAGCTTTTATTGAAAATATTGGTGAAATTTGGGCATCTGCTCAACAAACATTAGCAACTGGAGGTGGATGTATAGCATTAAGTACACCTTATGGTACAGGTAATTGGTTTCATCAAACATGGACAAGAGCTGAAGCTCAAGAAAATGAATTTTTACCAATAAAACTCCCTTGGTATGTACACCCAGAAAGAAACCAAGAATGGAGAGATAGACAAGATGAATTATTAGGTGATCCTAGAATAGCAGCTCAAGAATGTGATTGTGATTTTTCAACATCTGGTGATATTGTATTTTATTCAGAATGGATTGAATTTTTAAAGGATACTACTATAAAGGATCCTATGGAAAGAAGAGGCGTAGACCAAAATTTATGGGTTTGGGAAAATGCTGATTATTCTAGAGAATATATGGTAGTAGCTGATGTAGCTAGAGGTGATGGTAAGGATTTTTCTGCATGTCATGTTATGGATATTAAAACTAATACACAAGTAGCAGAATATAAGGGACAAATGCCACCTAAAGAATTTGGGTATTTTTTAACAGGATTAGCTACTGAGTATAATAATGCAATGTTAGTAGTTGAAAATGCTAATATAGGGTGGGCAACATTAGATGCAATTAGAGAAAGGGGATATAGAAATTTATATCAATCTCCTAAATCAGATCAATTAACTGCAGAATCTTATTTAAGAGTATATGAAGGCAGTTCAGAAATGGTTCCTGGTTTTACAATGTCAATGAGAACAAGACCTTTATGTATTAATAAATTTAGAGAATTTGTAGGAGATAGATCAGTAACAATTCAATCAAAACGTTTATTAGAAGAAATGAAAGTATTTATTTGGAAAAACGGAAGACCAGAAGCCCAAACAGGTTATAATGATGATTTAGTTATGTCATTTGGAATTGGTATGTTTTTACGTGATACTTCTTTAAAATTTCAACAACAAAGTTTAGATAGTGCTCGTGCAGCATTAGGTAGTGTACAAAAATCAAAAACCTCTCATAGTGGGGGGTATAGTACTAACAATATTCAAAATCCTTACAAAATGAAAATAGGGGGTAAAGATGAGGATATAAGTTGGTTATTATAATATATTTATAAACAAAACAAAATGGCAGATACAGGTTTATTTTCAAGATTAAAAAGATTATTCTCAACAGATGTGTTAATTCGTAATGTTGGTGGTGATCAACTTAAAGTGATGGATGTTAATAAAATTCAAATGACTGGAGAATTAGAAACTAACTCATTAATTGATAGATTTAATAGAGTTTATACAAACTCACCTAACTCATTATATGGTCAACAACAAAATTTTAACTATCAAACTTTAAGACCTTATTTATACTCAGAATATGATGCAATGGATACTGATGCTATTGTGGCATCTGCCTTAGATATTTTAGCTGATGAGTCTACTTTAAAAAACGATATGGGTGAAGTAATGCATATTAAAAGCTCAGATGAAAATATACAACAAATTTTATATAACTTATTTTATGATGTATTAAATATAGAATTTAATTTATGGCCTTGGATTCGTAATATGTGTAAGTATGGAGATTTTTTCTTAAAGTTAGAAATAGCAGAAAAATTTGGTGTATATGGAGTAATTCCTTATACAGCTTATCATATTGAAAGATTAGAAGGAGATCCTAAAAACCCAACAGAAATAAGATATAGATTTGATCCTGATGGAATATCAGGAGCAGATTCAGGATATTTTTCAGTTCCAAATTCAGCTAACCAGGCAAATTCCATTATATTCGATAATTATGAAATGGCACACTTCCGTTTATTAACGGATATGAATTTCTTACCTTATGGTAGAAGTTACATTGAACCTGCTCGTAAGCTATTTAAACAATACGTTTTAATGGAAGATGCTATGTTAATTCATAGAATTGTAAGAGCTCCTGAAAAAAGAATTTATTATATGAATGTTGGATCAATTCCCCCAAATGAAGTAGATGCGTTTATGGAAAAAACAATTACAAAATTGAAACGTACTCCATATATGGATGAAAAAACTGGTGAATATAATTTAAAATTTAATATGCAAAATATGCTTGAAGATTTTTATATTCCTATTAGAGGAAATGATTCTTCAACTAAAATAGATAACTTAGCGGGATTGCAATGGGATGGAATTGCTGATGTTGAGTATTTAAGAGATAAATTATTTGCTGCTCTTAAAGTTCCTAAAGCTTTTATGGGGTATGATGAAAATACAGATGGTAAAGCTACGTTAGCTGCTCAAGATATTAGATTTGCTAGAACTGTAGAACGTATACAAAGAATATTTACATCAGAATTATATAAAATTGCTTTAATTCATTTATACACACAAGGTTATAGAGATGGAGATTTAACTAACTTTGAAATTTCACTTACAACACCTTCAATAATTTATGACCAAGAAAAAATTGCGTTAATGACTGAAAAAATGACATTAGCACAAGCTATGGTGGATAGTAAATTAATCCCATCAGATTGGATATATGAAAATATATTCCACTTTAGTGAGGATCAATATGATGAATATAGAGATTTAGTTAATGAAGATACTAAACGTAACTTTAGATTAACACAAATAGAAGCTGAAGGAAATGATCCTTTAGAAACAGGTAAATCTTATGGAACACCTCATGACTTAGCTGCTTTATATGGTAAAGGAAGAATGTATTCAGATCCTTCTAATTTACCTGATGGGTATGATGAAGGAACTACTGATAAAACACCATTAGGACGTCCTATAGAACAACCAACTAATAGAGATAAACAAGAAGGTAACTTTGGAAAAGATAGATTAGGAAGAAAAGGTATGAAAAAAGATTATAATGATACTCAAGGTTCTTCTTTAGCTTTAGAAAGTAATAGAATTATGGCTAAATATGAAGATATGTTAAAAGATATACCGATCAATAAAAATGTATTATTATCTGAAGATAAAGTTCAAAAAAAGATTAAAGGTAATGTAATTGCTGGCGATAACAAGAAATCTTAACATATTTATAAAAAAATATATTGATGTATATAAAACATTCAAAATTTAAAAATACTGGTATTTTATTTGAATTACTAGTAAGAAAAATAACTGCTGACACTTTAGCAGGTAATGATTCACCCTCAGTTAATATTTTAAAAAAATATTTTGTAAACACAGAATTAGGAAAAGAATATAAATTATATGAAGTAGTATTTAAATCCAAAAATCTATCAGAATCAAAAGCAAATGTTATATTAAATACTGTATTAGAAGCATCTAAAAAACTTAACAGAAAATCTATTAAAAGAGAAAAATATAATATTGTAAAAGAATTAAGAGAACATTATAATGTTGAAGATTTATTTAAAACCACAATTTCTGATTATAAATCTTTAGCTGCTTTATATACTTTATTTGAGGTGTATAATACAACGGACATTACTAATCCTAACCAAATTGTTGATAATAAATTAGTTTTATTAGAACAACTAACATCAAAAGAAATAAGTAAGGATAATGTTAAAAATACACTTATAAAAGAATTTAAATCTGAAGATAAGGATGTAAGACTTCTTACTTATAGAGTAATATTAGAAAAATTTAATGACAAATATTCTCATTTATCTGATATTCAAAAATCTATATTAAGAGAATTTATTGAACATATAGACAGTACAAGTAAATTAAAAGAATTTTATAATTCAAAAATTCAAGAAATTAAGAAAAATTTACTAAAAGAAATAAAGTCTGTAAAAGATAAAGCTACTAAAATTAAATTAGTAGAGGTAAATAAGTTTATTGTTGAAATAGGTAAAAACAAAAGAATCAATAATGAAAATTTAGTTGATTTATTACAATATTGTAACCTTTTAGAAGAATTAAAACTATCACATGGGAAAGTACAAGTATAAATTAAAGGAAGCACCTGAAGACAATTTACCTAAAGTTGACACAAAAGGAAAATTTAAAGTGGGTGATTCTAAATCAGAAGATGGTGTTAAATCTACAATTGTAGATATAGATAAGGAAACAGGAGGGATTAAATGGAAGATAGAGTATTTACCTAATTTTGATAAATTGTTTGATGTTGCAACGGATTTAGTCAGTACATCTAAAGGTGTTTACACTAAGGCAAAATCAGATAATAAACTAAGATTAATATATGATGAAGCTCGTGTGTTAAGAAATAAAATTCGTACACATATTAGAAATGAATATCCTGAAGAATATAGAAGGATGACAATGAATGAAGGTGAACTAGATGAAATGTCTACTACTGGAGGAGGAGCAGGTTCAGCTACTTTTACCCCAGGAACAGGTGGACAATATGCTACACCGTTTGCATTTAGAAAAAAAGGACAAAAAGCAGATGATGAAGCCTATAAAGAATTAGGATATAAAAAAGTTAAAGAAAATGTAGGTGCAGATTTAGGACCAGGCCCTAAAGCTGGTCCTGAAGGAGTTACAGATAATGCTTACGTAAAACAATTTAAATATAAGTTGGTCCCTAAAAAAATAAAAGGATCAGGCATAATAGTAAAGCAATTATTTGAGGAAGAAGAAAAAAAAAACTTCCAATTAAAAAGAATAGAAGCATTTGATGGTATTGAGAAAAAATTAAACGATATTTATACCACGATATCAAATGCAAAAAATAAAACAATAGAATATTATAAAGAAAATCCTGATTCATATAAAGTAGTAAAACCTACAGATTTAGTTATGGATTATCTAGAAGATATAAAAAAATTATTAAAATAGAATTATGAAAACACAAGAATATTTATTTAATCATGTTAAAAAACATATCATAAAAGAAGTATCTACGGATTCTAATAATAAAATACAAGAAGATTATATTAAATCTTTAGATAAAAAAGTTGAAAATAATTCTGTTATGGAATGGAAAGCTTATTTTGAAAACAATATTAATGAAGCAAAAGATGATTTAAATAAAAATAATTATGATTATGCTGATGATAAAAATATAGATAATCTTAATGGAGAAGAATTTCAATTAGGTGTTAATTTTGAAATGACAAAAGTAGAAGAATTACTTACTAGTCAAAACTTAGGTGAATACATAAAAAAAGCAAGAAAAGAAGTAGCAAAAAACTTAGCTAAAAATCCTCTTCATTATATTGAAAAAGCTCAATTTGGTCAAGAAGGTATAGGATATACAGCAGATGCACCTGGTTTAAAACCAACAGAAATAAAAGGAAAAGAAAAATCTAGTGGGTATGGAGACGCTACTAAAAAAGTAGCAAATGATAAATTTATAGAAGTTAAAGAATCAAAAATTTCATTCAAAGATTTATTAAACGATTAAATCATGAAACAAGTATTAATTGAAACTTCTTTATTTAAACCTCAACAACTTTCATTTTCAGAAGGATTAAAATCAAAAAGAGGGCTTCCTATAGTTGAAGGCATATTAGCAACCTGTGAAGTTAAAAATGGTAATGGACGTTATTATTCTAGAGAATTATGGGAAAGAGAAATGGAGTCTTATAAAAATTTAATCGATGAAAATAGAGCTTTAGGAGAATTAGATCACCCTGAAGACTCAGTAGTAAATTTAAAAAATGTATCTCATAATATTACAGATTACTGGTGGGATGGAGATAATATAATGGGTAAAATTGAAGTTTTACCTACACCATCAGGAAATATATTAAAATCATTAATTGAAAACGGAATTACAGTTGGTGTTTCTTCTCGAGGAATGGGGAGTTTAAAACCAATGGGTGAAGTGCAAGAAGTACAAGATGATTTTCAATTATTATGTTGGGATTTTGTTTCAACCCCTTCAAACCCAGGATCATATATGCATTTAGTTAAAGAAGGTCTTGATTTTTCCAATTCAGATAATTACTCAAAAGTAAATTCTATAATAACAGAAATACTTTGCTCTAAAGGAAATTGTCCTATATAATACTTTTTTGTATTTTTAAACAATCCTAATATACGTATAATCGTAAATATGCTATCGCAACAACCTATATAGCATCAAAACTCACTATTAATTACTATTACGTTTCTTAATAAACGTACTTCCCAAACAAAATTTTAGGAAAAATGAACAGAGAATTTTTAAAAGAGGCTATCGCCGATGCAAAAGCTGTTAAAGAAACTGCAATTGCAAATGCTAAAGCTGCTTTAGAAGAATCTTTCACACCTCACCTTAAAACTATGCTTGCAGCCAAATTAGAAGAAATGGATGCAGATGATACTATGAGAGAAGAGGATGATAC